CGGATCTGGCATGAGGTCGATGCCGATGGCGCTGTTGGGGTAGGCCCCCCAGGGAAAGACATCGACGGGGGTCTCGGCGCCGGGGAAGGCCGCGAGCCAGTAGTCATAGACCTGGTCGCCGGGCCGCCCGTGCCGACGCCACCCGCTCCCGTCCGAAGGCGAGGCCCACTCGCGCCAGCCGGTGCCGGCGTAGACGTCCGCCCGCGGCGCGTCCGCCCCGAGTTGGCCGGCGTGCATGGTCCGCTTGTCGTCCGACTCCAGGCGGAAGACCGCCCCCGACTGGCCGATGAGGTAGCCGGGCAGGTAGGAGGCAACGTCGAAACGCTCCGCGGCAGCCTGGTCCAGTTCCACCAGGGAGGGGGCGCGCCCGAGCTTCGAGGTGGCCGCCGCGAGCGCCCGCTGGGCGAACGGCGTTCCGGGCGTGTGGACCACCACCCCCATGGGCGGCTGGAAGCGGGGCTTGTGCGGCGTGCCGCGGCCCGCCAGGTCGAAGGTCGTCAGGCCAGCCGCCGCGAGGTCCGCCAGGTTCAAGGTGTTCATCGGCCGCGCCTCCCCGCGCTGGCCCCGATGCTACTATCCGAAGCCGCCGACACCAGGAGGATTCGCGTGGGGAAGAGAAAAAGCAGACCACCAAGACCGAAGTGCAGCGCCCACAAGTCCGACGGGAGCCCCTGCGGACGATACGCCCGCGAAGGCTATCCCGTGTGCCCTTCACACGGGGCCGGGACCAAGGCCCGCGTGCTCGCGGGGAAGAAGAAGGAGCCGGGCTACTCCGCCCTCAAGAGCGGGCTCTACGCCACCAAGGCCAACGACAGCCTGAAGGAGAGCCTCAAGGACTGGCTCGGCAAGAAGGAACAGCTCTTTCGGCTGGAGGTGGCCGCCGCCCGCCTGTGGGCCGCCCTGGAGCGCGCCGACCGCATCGAGTACGCCATCGACATCGAGACCCTCGAAAAAACCAGCGGCAAGGAGCGCCACGCCATCGCTGGGGACATGCTGCGCCGGCTCGTCACCTCGACCACGGTGCTGAAGGAGTTGATCGCCCTCATCCTCGGTCGCGAGAAGCTCATCATCGCCAACAAGGAGGTCATCACCCGAGGCCAGGTGGTGACCATGTTCCTCCAGTTCCTCAACATCGTCCGCGAGATCGTCGCCGATCCCAAGGTGGCCCGCGAGGACATCCCCCTCCGGGTGGCCGAGCGGCTTGAGGCGTTGGCCGTGCAGGTGGAAGGGGGGCCAGAGGCCCGCGCCGGCCTCGAATGAGCGTCGTCATCGACATCGGGCTGGCCAGCGCGTTGCGCGAGGCCTCGCTCCTCTATCGCGGGCAGGATGAGCTGCATCGCCTGCGCGGTCGGCTCGCGTTGTCCCGCAACCCGCTGGAGTGGGTCGAGCAGCTCATCCCCACCAACATTCCCACCGACGTCGGCCGGCCCCTGACGTTCAAGGGCCGGGAGTTCTGGCGGCCGATCTACCGCGATGGCGGCGGGCGGCGCGTCGTGGTGATGAGCGCCGCCCAGGTCGGCAAGTCCATCATGGACTTCTACCTCATCACCTCCCTGGCGCACCTCGACTACTACCAAGGTCGCGGGGTGTGGATCGGGATGTACCTGCCCACCCAGGAGATGGTGCGCGTCTTCTCGCAGGCCCGCTTCCGGGCCATCCTGACCGCCATCGGAGAGCGCACGGGGCTCCAGTGCGGCGACGCCCGGCCCGCCGACGTGGGGACCCAGCGCAAGGGCCAGATCAAGAGCACGCCCGACTCATACAACCTCAAGCGCATCGGGCCGAGCTGGATTCTGTTGGGCTGGATGCAGGGTCAGGGCGTGGACGCCTTCCCCCTCGACCGGCTCCTGCTCGACGAGGTCCGGCTCATGGACCCGTCGCGGGTGGACCGGGTCGAGAAGCGCATCATGGCCTCGGCGCTGGGCACCATCGCCTACACCTCTACCGCGGGCATGCCCGGCGACGCGCTGGACGTCCGCTGGGAGCAGAGCACCCAGTACCGCTTCCACCACGCCTGCCGCTGCAAGGACGGCATCGTCCTGCCGGACGCCTGGCCCAACTGCCTGGGGGAGCGCAAGGGAGATATTCCAGAGGGAGAGGAGCGGTATTACCTGTTCTGTCCGAGATGCGGGCAACGAATCGTGGACAGGTCTGCCGGTCGGTGGATCGCCCACAACGAGAGCGGCCGGTTCCCTGGGTACAACCCGACGCAACTCATGACAGCGCAGCCAATCGACAGCATCGCCGAGGCGTTCTTCAGACCAGACAGCGACCGTGGAGAGTTCACGCGGTCTGTCCTTGGGCAAATGTGGATGGACAAGGACTCCGTTCCCATCACTCAAGAGATTCTGGACGCCTGTTGCAACGAAGACCTCCTGTGGGCGGAACCAGGAGAGACGGTCAACGCCTGCATGGGCATCGACCAAATGGGGCAGAACAATTACTACGTCGTCGCGGTCCGTGCGCCCAACGGAAAGCGCCGCATCGTGCACCTCGAAGTCGTGTGGGACGACGACCCGTGGACTCGTGGGGCGCAACTCATGCGCGAGTACGACGTCAGCGTGTGCCTGACGGAGCCGAACCCGAACTACAACGACGCGATCAAGTTCGCCAACGCCCACAAGGGCCGCGTCTTCATCGTCACGTTCGCCAACAACGACTCCGATCCCAGGGCCATCCGCTGGGGTGACCGCCCCGACGGTCAGGAGAACCCCAAGGACCGCAAGACCGCGTCCGCGCTGCGGATCAAGCACTCGGTCATGATCCACCGCAGCCGGACCATCGACCTGATGACGCAGGCCTGGGCCGACCGGGCCATCGAGACGCCGAACAAGAAGTCCCTCTTGCAGAAGGTGCTCGACCCATACGGACGAGAGTTCACGGCCTCGATCTGCGAGGACCTCTATCACGACCACCTCCAGCGGATGGCCAAGCGGAGGATCTCCAAGGAGTTCACCGGCGACGGCATGGACATCGCCGAGAAGACCGGCGAGGTGACGGTGAAGTGGGGCAAGCTCGCGCGCGCCCCAGGACGCCCCCGCCCCCTGACCCTGAAGGGCGACGCCTCCGATCCGCACTTCTTCTTCGCCGACATGCTCTGTCACATCGCCTGGACGCGCCTGCCGCAGGGCCGCAAGGTGCGCGCCGCCTGGTTCTGACCGTTGACCAGGGCGATCCGTGGGCCGTAGAGTCCGAACCGGACAGCACGCGCCCCACGACGGAGAAGGACAAGCCCATGCGCAGCACCGGAAACGACGCCGCCGACCAGATCGCCCGCCTGCTCAACGCGGGCTCCAACCCCGCGTTCCCCCAGGTGGACTCCGGCCAGGTGGCCGACATCCTGCGCCGGGTCCTGGAGAACGCCAACGTGTCGGCCTACGGGAGCGTGACCGGGAGCAACCCGGCCACCGCGTTCGTGCTCGGTCCGGCCATCGACGAGAACACGGGGGTCATCGAGGCCAACGTCAACGCGCGGCTCAAGGACTTCGAGGTCGTCGAGCAGGTGACGGTGTTCGACGTCACGAACAACATCACCTACCAGTGGCTCGTGGCCATGGCCAATGCGAAGGCCGTGAAGATCGCCGCCGACGGGGCGCAGACCTTCATCGGCGCCAACGGCATCACCGTCTCCGGGCGCGTGGTGACCATCGGGACCGCCATCGCCCAGGCCGCGGCCGTCTGCCACTACGTCATCCGGGGCCGGTAAGCGCCCCCGTAGGAGCGTCCCGTGGCAGAGGCGGACGGGGGCGCGCCCGCGCCCGCCATCGACCCCCAGCTCGCGCAGCTCGCGCAATTCGCGCTGGCCGTCATGGCCCCGGCGTTCAAGTCGGTGAGCGAGCGCATCGCCAAGCCGGCCAAGCCGAAGGTCCTGGTGCTCCCCAGGACTACGGAGTACATGGCCGAGCACGAGCGGACGCGGCGCGCGAACCAGTACGGGCGGGGCAAGCCGGGCGACCTCCTCTCCCACGAGCTGCTCCGCACGATCTCCTCCAGCTCGTTGCTCAACGTGGCCATCCACGCCACGCGCCGAGCGCAGGTTCGCTCGGTCTGCCGACGCCACGACGGGCGCCGGAACCGGCCGGGGTGGGCCGTGGTCCACAAGAAGCACTTCGACCCCAGGTTCGACGCGACGAAGGCGCCGTTCCTCGAAGCCAGGTGTGAGGCCATCGCCTCGATCCTGGAGAGCCCGCACCCGCTCTACGACACGAAGCTCGCCCACGTTCTGGTGAAGGCTGCCGAGGACCACCTCGCGCTCGACCGGGTGTGCGTCAACCTGATCCGCGGCATCCTGGACGCCACCGGCACCCAGGGCCCGGTGCAGTTCACGCACGTTGACGGCTCGACCATCTGGCCGATGGAGCTGTACCTCGACTACTTCGTCCGCCTGAACAACCTGACCACGAGCCGCGGCGAGCCAGACCTCGACGACGGCATCCGCCAGTTCCGCAACGAGACGGGGCAGGACCTCCGCGACTGCCGCTACCTCCAGGTGGACCCCGAACGCTCGCTCGCGCCGATCTCCTACCTGGCCGAGGACGACGTCATCGTGGCCATCGCCAACCCGAGCCCGCAGTTGCGGCACTGGGGCTACGGCAAGGGGCCAGCCGAGGAGAGCTACACCGCGACGTCTCTCTACCTGCACGGCATGGGCTACGTGGCCAGCTTCTTCCGCGACGCGCTGGCCGACACGGTCGCCCTCCTCAACGGCAGCGAGTACGACGACCCGGACGTCCAGCTCCTCACGGAGATCCTCAAGAGCCACCACAGCGGGCCGGGCAAGCAGCACAACACGCCGCTCATCACCCTGGGCAACGTCGAGGACCTCAAGTTCGTGCCGACGCGAACGCAGTCGGCGCAGGACATGCAGTTCTCCGAGACCATCCACCACGCCACGATGCTCGGCTGCGCGCCCTACAGCATCGACCCCAGCGAGGTGAACCTCGATCCCAAGGGGCCGGGGGGCGGCGCAACACTCTCCGAACGCAACCGCGACGGCGAGCGCCAGGAGAAGCTCGACCGCGGGTTCCTGAACCTCCTGGCGTTCTTGGCCGACCACATCATGACGCCCATCGTCGAGCGCCACGATCCCGAGTTGATGTTCGCCTGGTTGGGCATCGACGACCGCGACGAGGAGCAGGAGATCAACCTCCTCAGCAAGGAGACCGACTACTGGTTGAGCCTGAACGAGGCCCGGCAGCAGCGCGGCCTGCCACCCAAACCAGAGGACTGGGCGAACCAGCCGAAGTGGCGTGCGCAGGCGATGGCCCAGCAGGCCGATCAGCAGGCGATGATGCAGCAGCAACAGGCGATGCAGGCCCAACAGCAGGCGCAGGGGGGACCGGGCGACGCGCAGGCCGGCGCGACCGAGGGTCAGCCCGATCATCTCCAGTGGGACGACGGGATGAACCGCGGCGGTGCCCAGGCGCCGGGTCAGCCGTCACCTGGCGGACCGAAGGGCCCCGAGGGAGGCAAGGCGCCAGCCGCTGGGCAGACCGTGCGCGCTGGCGGTTTCCTGGTCTTCGAAACCGACGACGCGCCACCGGGCGATCCGCCCGCGGGGCGGTGACCCGTGAGCCGCGTTGCCGTCCAGCTCCGGCGCGTCTCCGATCACGCCGTCGTCGCGGCCTTCGGCGAGGTGATGGCCGCCCGCGGGCTGGTCCACCACCCGCACAGCCTGCGTCTGCTCGCCCATGGCAACCTCGAAGGCCTGAAGGCGGCCGAGGGTCACGACGAAGGCGACGGCGAGGAGGACTTCCCCGAGGCCCACATGCGCGAGCTGTGGAGCCGGATGGAGTTGGAGTTCTCAGGCTACCTCCAGGACGTGCTCGATGACGTCGAGGGCATGTTGCAGCGGGGCGAAGTCCACCTGCCGCTCGACCTCGACCGTGGCGAGCTGGACGCGATCTGGCGGCGCCTCGCCTTCCGCGCCGCGGCCTTGCTCAACCGGATCGGGTTCGTCGATCCGCAGCTCGGACGAATCGTCGAACACGACCTGCGCGGGCGCGTCCCGTGGGCCGCCTCGTTCATCGAGCAGGCCTACCGCTTCGGCCTCGCCCACCAGGCCGTGGCCAAGGAGGCCCCGCTGCGCGTCGCCTGGGAGCATGCCAAGGGCCGCCTCCTCCACCCGGCCGACGCCGCGGCGATCAAACACCTGCGGGCCCACGCCGGGCAGTTCCTTCGTCCGGTGGCCTACAGCGTCGTGGACGACCTGAACCAGCGACTGCTCCAGGTGGACCGGGAGATCGTCCGGCGCCGGACCCTGGCGGCGCAGCGGGTCCACATCCACCCCGAGCGCCTGGCCGGCTTTCTGGCGGACCTCACCGGGGCCAGGGTGGACCGGGGCGACGGGAAGCTCATCTGGCAGGGCGGGTCGTGGATGCGAGATTGGCGCCGGGTCGCCCGCACCGAGATGGCCTACGCGAACAACGAGGGCCACCTCTCGGCGATGCTCCAGGCCCACCCGATCAACGCCGATGCGCCAGATGGGGCCGCGCTGCGTGTGCCCAAGGTTCTGGTCTACAAGGTGCCGCAGGCCACGCGCCGCGACGACCGCGGCCGGCTCGTGGCCCCCTGCACGCATTGCTTCCGCATCTGGCGTGCCGACGACGCGACGCCCAGGCTCTACCCACTGGACGAGGTGCTCGCCAACGGTGAGAACGCCGGGCCGCCGCCGAAGAAGGCCAAGGACTGGACGGCGACGGTGGGGCCCACGCACCCGAACGACCTGTGCGGTCCGCTGGTGACCTACAGCGAGGCCGATCTCAACCTGTTTCCAGGGTTCGCGAAACAGCTCCCGGCCTTTGCCGGCAAGGGCTACGAGGGGATCGCATGAAGCGCAGCACCGTCGAGAGCATCCGGGCGCAGAGCGCCTCCGTGGGCGCGCTGGTCATCGGCAACTGTGGGGAAGGTGGGAAAGCGATTTCCCGCGGCGACACCTCGACCATCAGCATGTTCGACACGCACGCGGGCACGTTCGGAGCGGGCGATCCCACTCGCGGCGGGAAGCTCCAGGCGAAGAAGGTCACCGACAAGACCGGGCGGACCGAGACGCGCTACGTCGCGCAGGAGGAACAGGCCACGCCAACACCACGGGTGCCCGTGAGCGCCGGCGATCCGAACAAGACATTTCGCGTCAGCAACGCCGTCGCAAGCTACTTCGATGGATGGCGCGAGCAGCATGAAGACCCGGACGGTCACGGCCTCTATGACGACGAGCGGCAGACCATCGGGCACCTGGTCCAGCACTACGACCACGCCGGACAACGCCTCCGCGCCCCGACAGATCCAGACGTTGCGGACCAGATGGCCGAGCACCTGACGGACGAGTCGAACAGCGCAGACGAGCAGTTGACGCACAAGGAAGGCGAGGGTGCACACTCCGAAGGCCGCGCCCACCTCCGATCCGTCATGCCGGGCCTGGCGACGCTGGCGTCGAGCCTGCGCAAGCACGCCAGGAGCCTCCGCACGGTGACGCCACCGGCATCGACGCCAGCACCGCCAGCACCGAAGGCGGCGCCGCTAGACGCCCGACCGGAGTCGGGCGGCCGACTTCCGCCGCCGCCCCGCACGGGCGGGCTCGTCCCAACCTACGACAAGCCCGACCCGCACCAGGCAGCGTCTCACGCGGGCGAGGCGAAGAAGCACGAGGCCGAAGCCAACCGCCGCCGCCTGATCGGGGACGAAAACGGCGCCGCCTGGCACGACG